ACTAAAAAACTTGAAAATATGTCGAAATTTATTGATATGGTTATTCATGAAAAACTAATTGTTTTCAGACGTAAACGGAAAGAACTCGAACGTGAAATGGAAAATATATTCGATAAAATTGATGGTTCATACGAATATCTTTTGAATATCAAAACATATCAGTACACACTCGAAGCTATACAAAGTATCAGGGAAGAAACAACAAAATCTAGAATCGAGCTTGATACATTACAACAAATGTCTCATGTCGATATGTGGAAAAGGGATTTAAAAATATATAAACAGTAAGTAGTATAGTATGTGTGATACATCTGGTCCAAATACAGGTGCTATTATATCACTTAATGCCATTGGTAAACAGGATACATACCTTTTAGAGGATGATCCTATCCATTCGTTCTTTAAGTACGATGTAAAAAAACATTCAAATTTTACAAAATTTCATAAAAGTACTACTATAAGTAAACCATCTATATCTTCATCATCATGGCCTTTTGGTGAAACTATAAAACTTACACTTAACCCTAGAAATATGGGTGATCTTTTATCAAATATGTATGTGTCATTTAATTTACCGGGTTTAACTGGTAATGATAGTTATTATGCGGACCAAATAGGTAGACATATCCTAAAAACTGTAACTATGCGTGTTGATGAAACGGTAGTTGAAATATTCCATGGAGATTGGGGTATTATATATGACGAATTATATTTAGACGAGTCTGAGAAAAGAACGAAGAGGTATACTTTAAATAGAAATAACGCTGAAGATACATCGTTAACTACCAATAATCAAATTCTAACGCAACAAAAATCACAAGTATTTATACCTATACCTCTTTTATTTTCACGTAAATACGAAAGTGACGAATACGAAACAAATAAACCAAATCGGCCTTATTTTCCAACGTGTGCTATACACAAACAAAAACTCGAGTTTACATTTGAATTTCATAAACAATCATTTTTTACAAATGAAACGGATACACTCTCGTTAGATAACTTTGATATCGTTACAGAAGAAATAACATTAGAACCAAGTGAGCGTATGTATATCGCAGGTAAAAAACATGTTTTAATTACAGATATCGTTAAAAAACATCCTACGTTGGATATAGATGCAGGTACATTGAAAGCTAAACTCGAACTTATACCAAAAACACCTGTTAAAACACTCAATTGGTTTTTTAGACAGAAATCGTTCGAAGATGAAAATACATACGAGGGTGGAACTACTTTACGTTCAAATGTATTTGCGAATAGATATAATTTCTCATCTAATGTTGAATATTCTGTAACAAATGAATTCTATAATCCACCAATGGAAAAAGCTAAAATATTTGTAAATGGTGAAGATATGCCAAATATACAAAAATGTAACCATAAATATTTCAAATATATCGTTCCATTCACAAGTCGTTTATCAAGACCATTGCGTAATATTTACACATATTCATTCTCGATGAATCCGATTAATGTGGAGCCATCGGGAATGTTAGATTTTAGTCGTTTACAATCAAATAGAACTGTTTTAGATGTAACTATGAAAGAAGGTCTTACAAGTGATTACACTTTACATTTATATTATGTAGGTTATCAAACATTTATTTTTGAAAATGGTGTAATGACACTTGTTTAGAAAAAAGTGCATTTTTATGATCGTGAATATACTCGATTATATTATTTTTTATACACCATCTTATGAAATTCAACTGTGCTACAGTGGTATGTATTTCATCAGGTGTACCTGGTACGTGATATGATATCTTAGAGGATCTACAAAACGGATCAAATAATTTTTTACTATACCCGTCTAAACTTGATTTATAAGCACAATGTACACTGAACATTTTACCATCTTTTGTTTTATAGGATAAGTTGTTTTTCTTTGAATAATTTGTTATAAACCATTCAAGGTTTCGTAACGAAATACCCCCTGTTTTATTGAGAATTTCTAAAAGAGTAGCTCTATTCTCGGGTACGTTATAAAAGGTATCGATTGATGTTAGTAGAATAGCTGATTTATTCATTATTACATTATTCCACGCAATTCTCTAAATCCCTTTCTTGTTACTTCACATGCAGGACACCCAGGTTTAAATATACATTCTGTTAAACTATGTGTATGTCTTATACCATCACTGTTTTTAGGAGTCATTTCTATAGGTCCCATAAGTTGTGGTTGATCGGCGTGACTTCCACACATTCCATTATCTTTGGCCCTTGCAAGACATGGTGTACCATCCTTTTTAAAAGCTTTACAAAATTTAGATGAATCTGGAATAAACTGGCATAATAATTTTGAATTCATATACAATTCTTTAGAAAGTATCATACACATTTCTACACGTGCTACATGACGTTCTTCGTCAAGACGTTTATTTATAATCGGTAATAGATCATCTACAAGTTCGTGTTTCTTTTGTTTTCGAGATACCATTGTTATATATATCACGTTATTTTTTAAGTGAATTGAACATGTCACTAATCTTTTGTTGACCTTTCTCTTCCACTTTTTTCTTTGGGCGCCTCTTTGGTTTTACACGCGTTAAAAGTTCACCAAATATCTCTTCTTTTGGATCTTCAAAGAGTGGTTCGATTAAATCACACACGGGATTTAGGAACTTATTTATAAAATAGTATGCATAATCCACTTTTAAATTATTATCTTTTGCGTATTTTGGATCTTCGGATTTTTCATATGCTTTTGCTTTAGGGTCTCCTGTATCGATAAGAATATAAGGTACACGATCACCTGATTGTGGTTCTGAACCAGGTTGTCGGTCCCTCATTTTATTACGCACTTGAACATGTGCCAGGTTTTGAGACTTATATGAATCAGATAAACCCTGACTTAATATAAGTTTTTCATTAGGTACATCACCTTCGATAAGTTCAATAGCTCTTTGTAAAGCAAGAGCTTTTGGAGGGCCGGTATCACTACTTTCTAAAACAACATCTAGAAGTTCTTTACATACTTCACGCATGTGAGGTGTATTATCTCTTCTTACCAATTGAAGCCCTTTTACATCTATATAATCCATATTCATATTACCATCTTTTCCCTTTGTCCATAATTTTGCGGCATACCGTTTCTTTGAATATAAGAAATACGGGCAATATACCTTTTCAAGTTCAAGGTTATTCGGTGCTTTGAAAAGTTTAGTACACTCTTCAGCAGCACGTTCACCTATTTCCCAACTATATTCAATTGCTTCTTTTCCTTTACGATTACCTACATCAAATTCAACCATAACAGAATCAGTATCTCCATATCTTACCTTTGAACCGGGAAAATTCTTTTCAACATATGCCTTTGTTTCATCAATCATACTTCTACCTTTTAGAGTTACAGTCGACGCAATTTGAACACATGGTAACATACCTTTTGCTGCACCCGTAAAACCGTATACAGAGTTCATAGATACTTTATACGCCAATTGTTTACCATTATACATCTCTTTTAGGGCACCGGTCGATTGCGCCATATCCTTTTTAGCTTGTTTACGAAATTGTTTCAATTCTAAAAGAATACTTGGTAAAAGACTTGGAACGTCTTGTGCAAATTTAGAAAATCCAAATGTTTCGTATTTTACACCGGGTATGTTCTCATATTTCGAATCCATAACAAGTGTTGAATAACATAAGTTATGTGCCATCATGATAGACGGATATAATCCTTCAAAATCCAGTGCAGTAATTGGTGTATAATACGCCCCTTTTTGTGCTTCAAGGACTGTAGCGCCTTCGTAACCATCTGCAGAATATTGTCCCCACATTATCGTTGGAACCATAAATCCCATTTCACGAGCTTTTTTCGTAAGTAAACTAAACACTTTAATTTGTTGTCCTCGCTCTACAAGATAACATAACGGAACCCAAGTTGCTTTAGCCATTTCTAGAAGATTAATAAGTATACATAACTTTGATAATAGCCGATGTGGTAAAAGTGTATCTTTGATACAATATTCGGCAACTTCACGTAACTTTATAGGGTCTTCTTCAACAAATCGTGCAAACATCTCTTTTGGTGGCATATCAATTTTATTATCACCAAGGTACAATTTAGAAACATTATCGAGCTTATATGAATCAAGTTTATACCCTTTCTTTACCTCATGAAATAAATCAAAAATGAATCTACCAGGCATAGGTAAAATTTTAAGGTCGTTATCACCAAGTGCGCTCGACGATAACTTTTTATACACGAGTTCACATGAATGATTTTTCAGTTTACTCATTTCATAAAAAGATGGTTCACATTTTGTTATTACTGCACGTTTCATTATATACTCTAAATCAAAACCAAATATATTCCAGCCAGTTATAATATCAATATCCTTTTCCATCATATACACCTTAAATGCCATTAACATTTCACGCTCTGTATCATAGCTCTTAATATCACATCCTTCGATACCAGGATCCGTTTTTTTATAACAAAAACACGTTTTATCGTATGGTGTATCAGAACCAAACTGTGTAAGTGATACTGCAATTTGAAAACATGCATCATCCCTCACATCCGCATCGGGAAATTTTCCAGTAGAACTATTACACTCAATATCAACCGATGCAACCACAAATGGTGCAGTTTCGGGTTTATCCACAGGTTTGAGTGTTTCCCAATCATTACAGTACAAATCTATATTAACGTGTGCTAAATGTGAACGAACACATGCATTCCCTGAATCCATCCATCCAGTTGATTGAATATTAGTTCTATGCATTAATCTCAGAACAGGATCGAGATTTGATTCATAAACTTTATATTTTATAGGTTCATCTGGTAAAGTACGTCTCATACGACCATTCACCATACGCCTCGCTGCTAAATTTTTAAAATTTAATTTCATAAAAATAAAATTTTCATTATTTTGAAATCCCCAAACATCTTTAGATTGAACCATATCATAACTAATCAGACATTCAGGACAGGTCTTATCTATCTTCATGTACAGATTACTCGCGTCTTTTGATGATGTCTTCTTCGGGAGTTTCACGAAGAAGTATGGTGTAAAACTGGTCGTAACACATACAGACTTACCTTCATTTGTTTTTCCAAAAATACTAATCAAGTGTTCGTCCTCTGTGTCTTGTGTTTCCCAGGTCAATACTTGGAACACGACCATTTTTATCTTATTACGTTAACGCCCGATTTTTTTAATATAGTATAGTAGTAAATATGTCAGCTGCTT